TTATTTCTTGACCATTAACAAAATTATGATCTGTTAAAAATATAATTTGATTGGTTGTTTCACTGACTCCTCCACCACTAGAAAATTCATCTGCATCGAATAAAACTTCTCTTGGTTTTTCTATTATTACAGGTTCAATTACGGCACCACTACCATTTCCTCCTGAAATATTAACAGAGGTTATCTTTTCAATATTATAATCTTGCGAGTCTACATATACTTTTTTAAAACTTCCACTAACGACTGGTTGAATTTTTGCAGTGCTACCAACACCAGTAGAAACTTCAACTAGTGGTGGGTTAATTACATCAAAATCTTCTCCACCAGAAAGAACATCTACTTTTTCAATTGGACCATACTGGATTACATCTTTGGATTTATAATTACTAATTTCAACACCATTAATCAACATTCCTGTAGATCCTGGAATTGTTAATGTTCCGGAACCATTTTCAATACTTTTTTCTAACGGGAATTTTCTTAAAAGTTTTTGTATTCCTAGATCAGTTTTTATTTGAGAGTCTAAAATAAAATTATGAGTTCCTATACCAGAATTTGGTACTTGAAATGTTACATTATTAGTTGAGTCTAATAAAGAAGGTGTAGTATATAATCTAAATTGATTTGTAGATAATAATTTTACATAATAATTACCAGTTTGCAGTCCAACCAGAGGTTTATCCTGCGGTGAATATAATATTTTATCTCCTGTTAAAAAAGGAATAGTGGGATTAAATACAATCGTACTACAAATATCACCATCCTTTGAAAATTCTACAATATTAAAAGTACTAGCAATACTTACCTTCTTAATATTAGATTCAATATCAAGACGATAATCTACAATTCCATTTTTTTCTTCTGATGGTAGTGAATTTGACGCAACATATGCGAATTCATCTTTATCAACATATACATTAAGAATGTCTGATAATACAGAACTACTCTCAAAATCTGAACCGGAAGATTTTGTTTTATTTAATTTTCTTCTTACATCATATTCTTTACTTGGATCTAAATTTGGTTTGTTTTCTAATTCTAAAGAATTTTCACCAATATCAACGGATTTAATATACGGTGTATCATTAGAAAATACTATATTTTCACCTCCTCTTTCTAATATTTCAACTTCATCCCCCTTTTTTAAGCTAGATCTATCAATAGTAGATCCCAATTTAGTAGAATTATTATCTACAATTTGATATCTTGCACTAGTATTGTATATAAAAGAATTTGCAAAAATTTCTTTCCAGTTTAAATTTCTATTTTTAATCTTATCTCCAAGATTTTTAACTACGATTATATCATTTTCGTCTACTTTAAAGTTTTCATTTTCTTCTACTAAATCCTGTAATACTCCAAGTAGTATTAGTTCGACTTTCTTAGAAGTATCTCCATCTTCATAAGAAAAATAAGTATCATTGGATCTAATATTTGATGCTGTAGTTATAGTATCATTAATACCAGTACATCCAAAAAACTGATTAACACTTTTTCCAGTATAAGAAATTGTATTATTTCCAGAAACTAATGTTCCTGATTCTGGAAAACTTAAAGTTGAATCTACAGTTATGATAGAGGATCCTATGGATACTCCCTCAATTATCTTTGTATTTGGGGTGATTTCAAAATTTCCTACAACTGAAGATGAATTTTCAGTGTTTCCAATATAAAATTCAATCTTATGAAATGTTTTACCCTTTCTCGAAAATGGTTCTATAGAAGATATTGAGGCAGTCGTGTTCTCATCAGTGGTTTTTATAAGAGTTTGTCCAACAATTTTTGAGGGTTCTCCTGATATTACTTCTGCTATTGCAACTTCTCTTCTTAAATAATTTGCGGAAGATGGTTTAATTAAATAATCTTCTAAATTTATAATTGAAGGAGTCTCTCCAAAAATAACTTTGAAAAGTATTTTTATTGCTTCATCAGTTCCTTTAGAAGCATAAAAATCTTTTGCCCTTCTTATAAAATTTCCAACGTCAATTTCATCTACGAATTTAATATTTTCTAATCCTGGAGTAAAAGTGTACTTCAGTTTTTTATAAAAATCTTTTAGGAATAAAGAACTTAAATTTTGAACAGATGTATTACTAGAATGCTCTACTGCTGTTGATGTAGAAAAAACAAGTTCTCCATTACTTAAATCATCACGATAATCAGTTATTCCACTAAATCCACGAACACATCCAGTAAAACTGTTAGTAGTAATTCCAGTATATGTTATAATTTCATCATCAATTTTAAGAAGTCCATACTGATTGGGAAATCCTTTTGTGTTGGAAACACTAATTGTGGTGTCGGTAGACGTTATACTAACACTAGTTGTTGTACTATCGACAATAACTTCTGGTTTTAAATTATCTAATTTTAAATATTGATCTAGATTATCACTAATATCAATAGGACCACCTTGATATTCTTGTGAAATATAATATTGTTTTAAAAATTCTACCGCATTTGGACTTTCTTCCAATATAAAACTTGGAAGTTGGTTGTTGATTAAATTTTGTACTTTAATCCTAGATTCAAAACCAGTTTGTATCATATTACTTTCTTATTAAATTTCCGTTTGAGTAGCTTGATGTATAGAAGTCAGAAACAAATCTAGTTCCAGATATTTCATCCCCAGAAGCAATCACATCCCTGACAATATTTATCGTACTTTTGGGAATGTTTAATGAAATATATAAATCTCTCAATCCAACAACATCATTAGATTCTGGAAATGCTTGAACTTCAATTAGTCCATTACTTAATGAAGTTGAGGTGATGTTAATAGTGCTCAACATTATTTCCCCCTTCAAATAATCAACAGTTCCTGCGGATTTCACAACCACTCTAGTTTCATTAGATACTTGCTTTACAATTGATATAGTTCCTGTTTTTAAATCTGCATTGGGAATATCTGTCAAATAAACTGTATCGGTTTCACCTGAAATTTTGAATCCGGTAGATTTTATATTAAGACCCCCAGATTTTACATTAAATCTATTTCCATAACACAACTCATATTGTGCAAACGCATTGAGCACAGGTTTCAAATCTCTACGAATAACAATTTTTGTAATATTTGATGTAATTGCAGTATCCGTATTATCAATAACTTGTTGTACTTTACTATATCTGAGTCTTCCACCAAATTTATTTAAATCCAAAGACTCTGAATATTTCTGAAGAGAATTTATAACAGAGGTTTTTAATGTATTTGCATTTGATACTTGTGAATAATTATAATAAACAGAACTGTTAAGTTCCACATAAAGAATCTTAAGGTCAGTTAACTTCGGATTTATTCCAGATACCGTAAATTGTTTTAATTTTGATAAAATTTGTGTCTTATTGAAATCTGAAACAAAACTTCCATTTTTTGGTTTAATACTGATTTGAACTGTACCAAACTGAGGGGGATCCAATTCTTCTCCACCCACTATAGAAACAGATTCTGTATCTGGATATATTTTCTTTATAATAGGTTCATAATCTCTTGCTGTAACTGCTCTATACTGAGAAGAGTATAATCTTGGGGCATAATATTTGATCGAATCTATAGGTTCAATATCACCACCATTAATTGACGATTGATTAGTTGTAATCTCAACAGTTCCTGGATCTATAATTCCACCACTCGCATTTTCTAATGTTCCAGAGAATGAAAAATTAGAAGCTCCATTTCCATCTCTTCCATCTGTAACAATATAGTTGGTAGTGATTATTGTTCCATCAGAATCAACAGCATCTCCTAATTTTTTACCAATTAATCCATCACCAAATTTCAATTCATATTTTTCATCTTGTATTTCATTGATAAAGTAAATTCTAGAGTTTTTATCTACATCAAAAATATTTTCTGAAAGGAAATATTCAATACCAAGTCCAGATTGTTCCGTTTTTTTAATATAAACTTTAAGAGTTGATGTATCGATAAATGAATTGTTTAAAACAAATCTTTGGTCCAAAGAACCATCATATTGAAATTGCTTAGTTAAAAATATTCCCTGAAAAACATTGAGGTTATTGAAGGATGCTACACCGTCTACAACGTTTGCTGTAACATCTTCTGGAATGGCAAAGGTATATGTGGTGTCATTAGCATTCCCTACACACACTATACCTGCTTTTAAGGTCAATGTAGGGGTTTCTACGGTAGTTATTATATTAAAGGATATCTGTGCCGTTGATGCGACTCTAGAACGAGGAACATAACCAATGTTACCAGCAAGAGAAACCACATTTTCACGAAGAGTTGCAGAATCCAAAAAGGATTCATTTACAACCATATTCGAATTAAATGCAGTAATATAAGTATTATATGCTAACGTGTCTATTAGAACAGAAAAGTTTGATCCCTCAAAGTCAAAATCCGTAAACGTAGAGTTTGCACGGAGATAATCTTTGATAGAAGTCTTTATCTGATCAAAATCTAAATTTGCGTACTTTGTGAAAGGCATTTTATCTTGTTGCCTCTAAGAGGAATGAATATTCTTGTGTTGGAAACTCTTGACCAATAATATCAAATATTACTGTAACATTAAAAGTATTGTCATCAGGAAGAGGATTTACAATAACCTGTAGATTTTCTACCCTTTCTTCGAAGTTTTCAATAGAAACTTGAATTTGATCCTGAATGACTGATGCTGTACCAAAATCAACGAAATCAAATAGACTTCTTCTTACATCAGATCCCAACAAAGAGTTAAAAAATCTCTCTGTTGGGATTGTTTCTACAATATTTCTCACAGAACGACGAATTGCGTTCTCATTTTTCAAAATAGGAAGATCTTTTGTGACAGGATGAGGTTCAAATGATAGACTAATGTCCTTAAATGATCTTGATATCCTCTGAATAGCCATTGTTAAAGAGTTTTCGTAATTTTATTTATACCCTATTCTTGAAGATATCTCTTTTTACTGGACAAATCGTCGTGCATTATCTCTTGGAGCACTTTTTCTTCATCTTCATGGTTCTCTTGGTGCATTTTATCAATCACTGACCCATAATCTGTGGACAAAGTTGCGGTGCCCCACACTTTTTTCATGTATTTTGTGTCTCTATCAACTGGAGAGTTGCCCATTTTACTTTTTGATCGTAAAATACTATTTATTTTCACCCTCTTCGAGTGTTTCTTCACGTTCTTTTGCCGTTTTCCAGAAATATTCGTCTTCACGACCCATTCCAAGTCGTTCAAAACCATTTTCAACCTGATAATATTGAGTTGAAACCTTAAAATCGGGCATTTTTGGTTCAACAGGTGTTAAACTATTGTCAAAAATACGCAATCTGTTGTTTGGATACAGTGCATACTGCCCATTTTCAAGTTCAATCAGGTTATGTGACTTATGTTCGGCAGGATGTTCACTAGTGGCATAGTCAACATAGTCAGGATCATGATGATAGTTGTCAATAGTGCAAACATAAGTGCCTTTTACGTTGCCAAAGTCCCGTGTATAGCACTCAAAGTCCATTGAACCAATGAATTTCTTGTCCACCGAGACAACCCCGTAGTCCATGCAATTCCAAAACTGGAGGTTAGGTAGGTCCATGTCCGGTGAAGGGGTCTCAGGATCTGCTACAAAGGCACTGATAGGCAATTTATCGTACATTGCCGCATACTCTGGTAAGTAGGTCTCAAAATAAAAAGCACGTCCAGGAATCGATTTAACCGATACCCAGACGCCTTTTACAAATTCACCGTG